TTTAGTATTGTTGCAAACGCTGCAAGTTGACCTTTACGAAAGAAGAGTTCTTCTACATCTTTAACAGTCTGTACATCAGATAACTGTTTGGTAGTTACAGAGATTTCTTCTAAGAGTTGTTTGAAGCCTTCGTTATTAAATAATTGATTAAAATTATTAAAGTAAGTTTCAAGCTCTGGTGTCATAGTATCTCTTTTGTTTACTATATATTAATAGTATATCATATTTTAAAACAGTTGTCAAGCTTTTTTTGTAGTTTTTCTTCTACGTCCAGAAGCTGTGACTGCGTGTGCTATTTTAGCTGGTCCTGTTTTACGACGCGCAGAAGAAGCTTTTTCAGCCTTTGTCATCTTAGCTGCGACTGCTTTAGGACGACAAGAAGGGTACGGACGCTCAGACTCACCCTTCTTTGCAGACTTACGTCCACAGGGTTTACCTGTCTTAACGTCTACCCACTCCTCCTTAAACCACTTAGTTAGTCCGCCAGTGGGTTTCTTTTTAGTTACTCGCTTACGTACTTGATTTGGTTTAGGCATAAGTACCGCCACGTTTCTTATACTCACGAGTCAACCATGCTGAAGCATACGCAGAAGGCCATACATCAAATTTACGTTTAGCTTCTGCTTTGACTCTAGCGTACAATGCCTTGTTCTTAGGCGTAGGTCCAGACTTCTTAGGCTTGCTCTTTGCTTTAGCCATGACTACTTCTTCTTCTTTTTGTTTTTCTTGTTAGTTGCAGTACGTTTACCACGTTTAGGTAAACTTACATTTGATTTATATCTGGGCATAACGCTCTCCTTACTTTTTATGAACCTTTTGAACTGCAAAGTTAGCTGACTTAGACGCACCTTTGTGTGGCTTGTAGCCGTCTGTTGGGTCTTTCATCAGTTTGTATTCTTTACCACTTTTCATCCAGTGGTAACCTTTAGGTGCATTGACTTTCATATTATCACCATTTTTTACATGACCAGTATCGTGCCGTTAGTTTACTGGGTGGATTAGTGTCACACTTGTGACGTGCTCTAAACGACTTACGTCGCGCTGGCTGGTCTTTTTTAATAGTCATCTTGGCGTCACCAAAACGAATAGTCTTAGTTTTGTCGCCTTCCTTGGCTACTACTACAAACTTCTTAGTCGGATGACTTGGCGTCCGTTTTGGTTTGTTGTACCCGCTTACCCCTGCCCGTGCTAGTTTTGGGTCCTTGGACTTTGGCATTACTGAGTTCCTCCACCTTGGCTTCCAGTTGTTCCAAACGCTGGAATGTTCCTTTGAAGTGGTTGTTCACTTGGTCCAGCAGGGACTGCATTTCTTTCTGCGTTATTAGCATTTGTTTTACCTTCTATTTGCTTTTCCTTGAGGAGAGTTTCAGCAACACGCATACGTCGTTCAAACTCTTTATCTTCTTGATCACCTTCCTTAAGGTTTCGGGTGATAGCATTGATCTTATCAATCTCTAGCTCTTGCGGTACAGCCATAGCTTCAGCAGCCAACTTAGTAGCTCTAGCAGAAGATTCCTGAGCCTGAGCAGACAGTGCTGCTGTTTGTGACTGCTGGAACTGTAGCTGTGCTTGTTGTACTTGTTGCTGCATTTGCTGTGCTTGCGGGTTAGGTTGCATTGCTTGCGTCATTGCTGCAATAAGTTCTTCACGGTTAGACAAATTCATATTGTCAATAACAGATTGAATCAGTGTGTTATAAAGCGGAGAGTCTTTACCCATTGTTTGTAACAGTTGTACAAGCTGAGTTACTTCGTATTCACGCGCAATAATACCCAGAGTAGAACTAGCATTGAACTTGTAGTCAGCTACAGGGTATGACTCAGGATCAAACTGCATGTAACGATAGGCTGCTTTCTTGACAAAAGGAATCAAGAAGGACTGTTGGAAGTTAATTAGTGTGCGTTTATGACGTTTAATAATAGCGCCAAGAGACATACTAATGCCAGCGGCAGTGCTCTCGCCATTAACCTGACCTGCAATTCCTGCTGAGTCCACTGCTCCTGTTGCTTGCTGTACCATCTGCTGCAATGCTCCGGCCTGAGCAAAAGTGATTTGACTAACTTGACCAAAGTTAAAGGGTTGAAGAACTTCACGAGGATCTCCGCTTGTTAAAATTATTTTACCGGGACGTACTTCAGGCTTTGCGCCTCTTGGTAAGCGTGTAGCATCCATAGCCATCATTGGATGAATAGTAAGGCTTAATGCATCAATACGTGCGCGTAGTTCTGTGTCAAGTGCTTTTTGGCTGTTATAACCTTTTTCACATACACCACGACCCCAGAAACGTCCGGGTACTACGTCCCAAGGAAAAGCTACAACAGGACGGTCCTCCATCATATAAGGATTAGCTTCTGCCTTAAGAAGGATACCACCGTTAGCAACCACCACAACGGCTTCTACGTAACGCGAATCAGACCCTTCCTCTTCTACCAACTCTTCTGTATCGTCGCTTGTAGCGGCGTCTAGAAGCTCTCGTGGCACTAAACCATAATACTTAGTTAAACGTACTTTGTCATCACTATAAACAGTCAGGTCTTGATCAGGTTCCAAGTCAGTATCAGGAGCGGCAGAACCAACATATACGTCACGATATACTCCTTGTTCTTGTAGCAGCTCTACTTGGTGGTGACTTACAAACTCATCAATAGCTACACCCATAGCGTCATCAATAGAAGTAGCTACAGGATCAATTAGGAAGTTCTGAGGAAGTACAGGCTTAAGTTTTACTTTGACTCGTTCAGTAATGTTTACTCCTACTGCTTGTAAATCTCCACCCATAATAGGTTGAGTAGCAGGAGCCATCTCTTTCATTTCTTCAATTATAATTTCACCAATGCCTGTACCAAATACAGCAGCATTGATAAGACACTCTGCTACTGCCTTGCGTACCATGCAGTCTTCAAAGTCTTCTGTTAATTTATTTCGTAAGAACTGTACGTCTTGCTTTTGAGTGTCACCGAAGTTATCACTAACATCAAACCACTTACCACGACCAAACGTAGCTTCTTCTAGTTCCGCTACATTAGACTCAACTGCTTGCTGAAGTGCAGGAGAAATAATACGGGAACGCTCAGACCCACGCTGGCTGTCAGCAGGATCCCATTGACCACGCCATAATCTATAATACTCTTCAAACCTTTCCTCATAATTGCTTTCGTAGTTATCCCTCCAATCTTCACACTTGTTAATAACCCAATCTTCTAGAGACTCTTGGATCATCAATGGATCTTGTTCATATAGTTCAGTCATATCAGTATCCTGCTACAATATCTAAAATTTCAGGTTCTTCAAAATCTAGCTCTTCTATACCATAAGGAACATTAGCCAACTGGTCAATGTATGCTAAAGCGTCTACTAGGTCATCGTGAGTTAACGGATCAGGGAACTGAAACAGCTGGTCAAGAAATCTACTATTCCATTCTCCTTTGTTTAATTCTATAATTCCGTTTTCAAAGCGTCCTTGCAATGCCCACATAATTCTATCTGTTTTCTTTTTGTTACCGTGAGAAAGTTCTTCTACTCTAAAAAACATACCGTAGCGTTTCTGCATGTCCATTAGAGGTGACATTACAGCTTGTTTAGCAATACCTCTTTCGATTCCAACCGACACGGGACGGTAATCTCTAACGGCCTGAAATATCTTAGCTGCTGTTTCGTCAAGTGTCCATCGACCGTATATGATATTGTCAACATACCAACCATGCTCACTGACCTTAACCACGGCAATCGCTGTTTCGTCAAGCTTAGAACTTTTTGTTTTCTTTTTGTTGACCTCTTCAAAGCCAGCCAAGTCAACGGCAATGTAATAATCTCCTACTTCAGGCTCTTCGTCGCTAAAAGAGACCCAGTCCTCTTTAAACATTTCCGACCCACGAGCTTCAAACGACGCCATAAATTCTTGACGGAACGCATAGCTCGACATACTTCTCTTCGCAATATCAATTTCTGACGGGTCCAATAAAGGATTATCGTAAGATGTAAAATGCCAAGCTTTGTACGTAGGGTCATCATCTAACTCCGCATATTTGTAAAGTTCATAGAAGTGGTTACGCCCCATAGGTGTGCCTATGAACATTGCACATCCTTT